GCTCGTCGACGCGATCTACGGCGGAATGGTCTTCATCAATTCCGCATTCGCCAAAGTCAAAGGCGCGATCTCGTCTGTTGTTGCGAAAGCGCAAGGGAATGTCGCGTTGATGTTTTCGACAATCGACGCGCTGATCTCGACACCATGCGCGGTAATGAATATGTTCTACAACACGGCGAACGAATTCGAGAATATTTGCGGCCTCGGCGCGGACACAATCGAGAGTCATGTTTATGGCGCGTGTTCCGGTGCCGAAAAGGGAACGCCGAAGATCCTTGACGGGACGATTATCGACGAGCTTCTCGGCGATAGCATTTCGACGGCGCTCACGGACATCGTTTCGACAGATGTCGACGTGTCGGCGCTCCCGACATCACAGCAGACGAACGCAACGCTGATGCTCGAAGGATCGAATCTCATGTTGGCTGCGTCTGTCGCGAAGATCCTTGTGCGCACGGACTATGCTTCGCGCTCAAAATACCAGGCTGCGATCCGGCGGTTCTCGCTCGCAATCGCCAATCTCAAGGATCGGTTATCCGAATCAGATCTGACGGCCGATCTGTTCCAGTCTGCCGAAGATTTGCGCGTCGGCTTTTTCAATGCGGCGCAGAAGCGACTTGCCGACATGAACACGCAAATGGCGTACGATGTCCCGGCA